GGAGAAATGTTGGTTCATCCAAAGATGGTTTTCCGTCTGGAGTCTCTGGGGTTGTACCATTCTGTAGACAAATATAAACTCTATAGTCACTATTGATTATATAATAATTTGCTGAATATAATGAAACACCATTTGAATTCTTTGGAACATTAGAAATACTATAATCTGGTCTATAATAATCATATGTAGAACCAGATGCCCAAGTAACTTTTCTTACAACTTGCTTTACATCACTACCTGTAATCTTTTTAAGACCAATAATAGTATCCCAATAAGCATTGTGCCTATTTAAATTATCAGTAGGACTTGGTGGACTATCATTCCAATCATCAGCAATAGATGTAGGATTAGGAAGACCCACAAAAGCGTAGTAGGAATTGACCGAACTAGAAACTCCTGAAACAAAGTTCTTGGCGTTTAATATTCTAATTTGATCAGTTATGATTGCAGCCATTGTTTACACAGAGTTTTTTACTTATTTATTAAAGACACCACGAGGATATAGTTGACCTGTGGTAGGTCTTCGACCAGTTAACCAGCCAGGAATAGTCTCTTGGTATTGTGATTCTGTAGATACACCGATAGATCCATCAGAACTTAATACCATATTACCAGGAACACCAGAAGTATGAGCATTGAAACTAATATCACCTCTACTGGGAGTAGGATTCCACGCTGATGTTTGCGTATTTATTCCAACATTTGCTGTTGAGGCAGTACCTGTAACAGCAGTAGTTTTTGTCCCAGATAAAGCAGAAGTGTAACTATAATTTGCCATTAGGTAGTCCTAGCACAGAATGCGACTCCACGAGTCCTGTTGGTTTGATTATAAGAAGCAGTAATAACAGTATATACTTCACTACCACTAACAGTAATTGTATCCCACATTTGAATTAATGCATCAGGAGAGGCGTAGTCAAACTGAATTAATGCAAAGTCATCTGGCATATAATAAGGAGTAGGTACAAGTTTAGTATTAAGAGGAATTCCCTTAATTACTGCACCATAGTTTGCTGCATCATCTACCTTTTGTTGATATTCAGAGTTAACTAAATCACCACCACGACCCCTATTCATAAGGTTAGCAGCATTTGAGTTGTTTCTATAGTAGATTCCAATCTCATCAGCACTACCTTGTTCGTCAGCAGGGACGGCTTTATAAACAGAATCCTTATAAGGAATTCCTCTATTATTTGAATCGGTAGGATAGTAACCATATTCTGCTACCCTTCTATTTTGATAATAGTTGCTTACTTGTGTATCTCCAGTACCATATGTTCTAAATGTTATTTCAGGTTCAGAAGTTGCTCCTGATAAAATATCAGTACGACCTCCAAGATAAACATAATCTAAATCCCAAATATTATTAGTAAAATGATGAAGAATATATGTTTGATATTGCTTATCAGTAATATAGTTTGCTGATTTATCTGGATGTCTATATGCAAATACAGCGAAATTGGTATCAATAGAAGATCTAAAGATATTTAAATCTAACTGATAACTATTGGAACTAGCAATATCATGTCCATAAATTTGACTACCAACAGCATAGTCATCATTTTGCGTACTAGATGAACCAAGATAATAAGCACCTGCTGACATTGGGTCATGAGGCAAATCTAAAAATCTGGTTCCTGCAAATCTGTTACCATATCCACCCATTCTATCTTTAGCCCATGTATATGCATTAGCATCATTAGGGTAGAAAGAACTTCCTACCTTATAGATCATCTTCGTATCACTAATCATCTGGAACCCATAGAATGTAGTTCCATATTCCTTACTTGTATCAATACCAACTCTTGCTACTGCCCAAGGATAAGTAGCACTATCTGAAATATCTTTCTTATAGAATGCTCCTGTTGAACCAAATCCTACCGCATCTCCACTACCATCCGTTGCAATTCCAACAGTTATAGACATATTAGCAGCACCATTAGCAGTTCCACCAATACCTGATGCAGGAATAGTCAATACTTCTCCAGCAGTATATCCCATACCTGGTCTATTAACTAACACATATCCTGGTATCGTACCATCACTTGCTCTATCAATATAGAATGATGCACCAGTTCCAATACCTGTAGATGATTCTGGTCTAACATCAGTATATGAGGTTGTAGCACTTCCTATATCACCACCACCTGAATATGTCGTAATACCTGTTACAATACCACTAGCGGTTGCTTGGTGCCATTGCATAAAGGCAAAACCCTCTTCCAACTGTTGGATAACATCTGTTCGTCCATATCCAGAAGCGAGAGAAATAGTTGTAGTTGTAATCGCCATTTTACAATAGTCTTGTTAAGGTTATTTATTAAAAAATACTTATACTTCTAATTGAAGCAATGTAATTGAATAGTTGAAGGTTGTAGTTACACCAGACTGGTTAGTTATTGCTGCAAATACAGTAGTAGCAGAACCAGCATTTCCACCCAATGCATAAGGTGTAAAGTTCAATGTTGTAGAACCTGCACTAACTGCAGCCTCTGCAATAACTCCACTACCTGCTGTAGGATCTTCTCCCACACTACGAGTAGAATCATTACTTCTTGATGCATCGTCAGTATATAGTCTTAACCATCCTGCTGTTGATAGTCCGACTTTTATTAGTGCATATGATTTATATCCACTAAATTCAGTATTACCAATACCATTATTGTTAATGGCAGCAGTAGTTCCTGTAAACTCATATCTGGATGTCATCAATCCAGAATTGGTACCAGTAGCAGAGAATTGAGCAGAAGTTGTTACACCACTGATATTGACATTACTACTTAAGGTAGCAACACCAGAAACTCTCAAATAATCATCAATAACAACTTGACCACCTGCAGAATCTATTGTTAGATTTCCTGAAGCAGTATCAATCTCATTATCACCAGTAACACCAATCTGAATATTATCGATAGTAGCACCACCGTTAGCATCCAAAGCACCAGTTAGTGTTGTGATACCAGTTGCCTTTAAGTTGGTAAATGTAGAACCTGCAGTTGTATCAATACCAGCAACGTTGTTACCACCAGATGCAGTAACAGTTACTATACCAAGATGAATTGGAGTAACAGTTAAGTTATCTCCAAAGTTAATTGTTCCTGCAGTACCTACAGTTGAACCACTATTCTTAATAACAACACCAGAACCAGAACCAGTTACACCAGTCAGTCCAGAACCATCACCAATAAACTTGTTTGCAGTAACAATACCAGTAAATCCAGCATTACCATTATTAATACCAATAGTAACTGCTGAACCAACTCTTAATCCACCATTTGCGGTAACAATACCAGCAAATGCAGCAGCACCATTAGTTTGAAGAGTAGAACCAGTGCTGACCTTAACTCCTAAAGTACTCGTCTCAAAAGTCTTTGTACCCGCATAGTATAGCTCAACATTACTTCCTGCTTCTGCTCTAATCATCGTGGCAGTATTTGCCTGGTTATTGATTAGTAAGTTAGAACTTTGTAGATATAAACTACCCGCAGACTTTGTATCCTTTATATAACTGTGGCTACCATCATGATGAAGTTCTAGATCTCCACCAGCTCCGAAAGATAGTTTTGCATCATCTTTAAAGTATGCAGTACTACCAAATCCAACAGTAGCACCTGTACCTGTTATAACTTTTGCATCAAAGGTAGCAGTTGCACCTACACTTATTTGGTTTATAACACTTACACCCGATCCAACCGTGTCAAATTGAGGTAGATCATTATGGAAGAGAGTTACACCACCATCATCTTTAAATCTAGCAAGAGTCTCACCAGAACCATAGATGATTATGTCACCCGTTCCAGAGTCTTGGATGTAGCTATCCTGGCCATTATGATATATTTGAAGGTCTGTTCCCGTCCCGAAAATGGCTTTCGCACTGTCAGCAAATTCTAATTGATTTTGACTCTTATCCCAAAAAACATTTGCACTGTCACCAGTAAAAGTAACATCATCACTAAATGTAGCAGTACCTGATTGATTAAGACTCGAATCTATTGTTGTTATTCCAGTTATCTTAACTGTTCCATCTACGGTGAGTCTTGATGATGCAGTTGTTGTACCTACACCAACATTACTTACCGTACTAATACCTGTAGAATTTTCATTAAAATATCCAACACCACCACCTGCAGCAGAATTTATAGTAACAATACCTGTAGGTCCACCAGTAAGAGTAACATTATCTCCAGCAACAATCGATGTAACAATTCCAGCAAGTAAAGTAGTACCACTATTTCCACCACCTCTTAATAGAGCGTAGATCTCATCAAAGTTTGCATTTATTTTTCCAGCAGCAGATCTCAGGCTATCACCCGTTCCGTCGTTGGCGGCAGATCCAGTACCTATTCCTTGCTTTGCCATTATCGAATAGTTTTAGTAGAAGTATTTATCATGTTATATTAAGTAGAATAACCAACTGTTCTCAATTTAGGTCTTCTGAATATCATGTCACCAGTTGAAATACCAGCAAACCCTTGTTCTCCATAATAAGTATACGAATTAGCAGCAATCCTTGGACCTAATACAATCTTACCCCAACTATAATTACCGAAGTAAGCTTGACCATTAGTAGTCGTAGAAATTGTACCTGCATAAACGTTACCACTTGCTTCATTATCTAATGTTAATGATGTAGCATCCATTGTGATTCCAGCAGAATCCCAGTTTTCAGTACCAATACCAGTTAGAACTGATGTATGTATTCTGGTAACAGATGTAACACCTATTCCCAATACATGTCTTTCAATAATATCAGCACTACCAACTTGGAAGATAGCATCAACAAATTGAGTAGAGAATCCAATTACACGGTCATCTATTGATTTCGATGTAAACGGTGTTACACCAATACCTGCACCCGTATCAGCAACTCCAACATTAGAGTTGAAAACAGTGAAATAATCTGCAGTAGTTATACCACATTGAGTTACTGCTGTTCCAGTGATTGCAGCATCTCTTAAATTAGAATCCTCTGGAATGAATAAATCAAATACTAATTCAGGTCCAGAAGAAGTACTAGTTGTACCAAAACCTACAATTATTCCCGAATCACCATTATAGGAATCAACGCTGTTATTCTCCCTAGTATATGTAGGTGGACTAATCAAGACTAGAGGATGAGTTGTCTGTGAGTATCCAACACCACCATCATTAGTAATAGTAATTGAGGTAACCACACCAGCAGTAATTGATGCTGTTGCTGTTGCTCTAGCAGTTGTCCCTAATCCAACAGGATTCTGAATTGATACTTGAGGAGCAGATGTATATCCTCTACCACCAGTCGATATTGCAACAGATATGACCGTAGATCCACCACCAACAAATGAGGTTGCTGCAGCACCAAGTTTATCTGCTTGTGAAACTATTGTGACACTCTTCTGGAAATTAGTACTTACTTCACTTTCAGTTTGAGGGTCAAAGATTGGTCTTAAATTATCAACATAAGCAATTGTAGTTCCAACACCTACAGGTTGGATTAGATGTGCATATGGGAATATATTAGCATCATATAATTCACGATTCTTTCCAACAATCTTACCATCAATATACCTATCTTCAAGTTGTCTTGTCCAAGTGACAGATCTATTTAAAGAACCATCTGGACTTAATCCTGGCCCGAAGTAGATATTTGAATCAATAGAATTTGTAGAAGTAACTTGAGTAACTGTTCTTGAATCTTCTTGAATTCCCAATAAACCAGCATTTACTCTTGAATCATATTCTAAACGTACATCATCACCCTTCTTAACAGTTTCTATAACATCAACGTCAATAACATCACCACCACCAGTTCCTTTATAGAATAGGAACTTCATAGTATCACCCTCATACATTCCATCATCTGTAGGGCCTTTAGGTGCTTCAGTAAAGGTTATCTGACTACCACCACTAAATTCATATCCTTTTCCTGGAACTTGTAAAATATCATTAATAAACACAAGAATAGTATCTTGAATGGATATTAAGGAACCTCTCTTCGCCTGAATTGATAATACTTCACCATTTAAAGTAATTGGGAATGACTTTCTATTACCATCAAATAGACTGGAGAAATTATCAAGAACTTGAAGTTGTCCTACCGACCATCCAGTGAATACATCATAATCTGCATCTTGAACTGTTAATTTAAATTCATTGAAATTAGCATTTGATGTTGTTGGAATTCCTATTGCACCTGTTATTGGTAAAGTTAGAACATGACCAACATTATAACCATAACCAGTATTCTTAATAGTAAAGTCAATTATAGTAGAACCCATACTAACAACTATGTCTGCAGTTGCTTGTAATCCACCCGTACCAGGAGAAGTTGAACTATAAGCAAGAGGAATATCTGTGTAAGATAGAGGATCATCAATTACAACATCCATCTTTCTAGTAACAGATCCACCTCGTGCATATAAGTGATGATATTCAGATTTACCACTATTAATTGTAAATGATTTGGTGTCAATTACTGTAAGAACAGTCATTCCACCAGCACCAGCATCAGTACCTCTAGGTGTTATTAATGCTTCCTGAATTACTCCTCCACTTTGATAGTATTTTGCAAGTGTTGCTATTCCAGCACTTATTGAAAGTTCTGTAACTGTTGTACCAATTCCAACAACTTCCATACCACGATAATTGTCAGTTGGTACTCTTGGATAGGTATGGTTTGTAGCATTACCATCCTTGGTACAGTTGAAGGTTAATGAATCAGTAGCAATCTTAATATTTCTTCCTTTCCTTAAACTATGACCCATACCAACGTTAAGTACAAGATCACCAGTTGATGCATTATATGATGTAGCAGAAGTTCCAGAACCAACAGCAACATTGTAGTATACAGTTGTTGTTACACCAACATTAAGAGTAATTGTGGTAGTTGTTGTTGCTGCAATTGAAACTGCATTCTCGGATACTGGATCAGTAGATCTTGGATATGCATGGTAACTACTGTTTCCATCCATTTCACAAGTAAAGGTAATAGATTCATCTACAAGTCTTACACTTCTTCCAGTAAGCAATCCATGAGTATCATCAAGAGTTAATACCAATACCCCAGTTGTAGGTGTATATACAGCATTTGTGACATTATGAGTTACAATCGAAGTTACTCCAACATTTACTGTGATTGTATTAGTTGTAAATCCAGTAATTGCAATATTTGAATCATCAGCAATAGGATCATTTGCACGAGGATATGCATGATCAGTATTGTGTTGATCCATGTAACAAGTAAATGTTATTGCACTTGTAGCAATACCTACAGTATTACCTGTGTTTAATCCATGATTAGCAATTGTAAGAATTAAATCACCAGTTGTTGCATTATATGATGCATCAGTAGGAGTCATTGTACCAACTCCTGTTGCAGTAACTCCACCATCAACTGCACTTGCAAATGTATGGAGATAATTTCCACCAGATCTCACACCACCCTTCGTGGCATAAGCAAAGTTATGTGTGTAGTTACCACCAGAGACTATAGCACTGGTTGCTGCACTAACGAATGTATGTGTATATTGATCATTGTCACCAGCAGAACCAACATTAACTGTAATTGTTGCAGCCTGATGAATAAGACCGTCTGCTTTTGCCGATACAAATGTATGAGTACTTGTATTAGTTGAAGGTGCATTAGTTAATACATTGACTCTAAAAGTATTAGTTGTCTTATTTGAAATTGTTAACCACTCACCACTAACAGGATCTTTAGATCTAGGATATTCATGTTT